GGGGAATTGCATCTGATCTGTTTGGACGTTCAGGAGTTGAGTTGTTGCCATTGCTGCAACAGGGGGCATTCGGGATTGATATGTTTGCGGATCGGCTGCAGAAGGTCGGAGGGATTATTGGCACTGATGCAGCCAATGCGATCAGCACTTTCAACGATGAGATGGATTTGCTAAACCGTGCATTCACAGCAAAGTTTGCAGTGGTGTTGGTTGCAATCCTGCCGTTCCTGACTGCATTGGTGGACAATTTTGATGCGATTGCAAAAGCGGTTGGATTGGCGGCAAGCGTGTTCCTAATTGCAAAACTCCCGGTGATTTTGGGAGCAATTACTGCGGCAGTTACTCTGTTGACGAAGGCAGTAATGCTGAATCCCTTGGGATTGCTGGCAACCGGGCTTGCTGCAATTGTTGTTTATAAGGATGAGATCGCAGAGGTTTTTGGATTTGCAGATGAGGCTCCAAAGAAGCTTGACCGTGTCACCACAAGTTTGCAGAAAAATGCAAAGCAATTGCAGAAACTCACAGAAATTGGTGAAGTACAGTTAGAAACTGCAAAAAAGTTTGTTAAAACAACGAAAAAAGAGCTGGTGCCTAATCTTGAGAATCTGGATGAAATGGTTGGAACATCTGCAAAAGCTCTCAAATCCCTTCGGGGCCGCGAGGGGTTTGGAGGACTGTTGGAAGCGATCACGCATTTTTTCATAAATGCGGATTTGCTCTTCAAGGATTATTTTGGATATATCACCGAGACAACAGAATCCAAGCTCAATGAAGTAGTTTATATCTTTGAGGAAACGCTGTTGCGCTTGGACAACGTGACAGTTTTCGTTGGCAACCGAATCAGGAATAGTTTTGCACGAGTGATGGGAGATATTGACCGTGAAATCAAGGGTTTTGAGGTGACAGTTCCGACAATCTTTGTGCCTGAATCTGTATTCTCATTTGAGAAAGTTGAGGGTGCATCCTCCAAGCTCAATCGATTGGTTGATCAGATCAATGCGTATTCCGTTGCCACGGGCCGACAAACACAAAGAGCAGTCTATGTGGGAGATTGGGCCCTCAACCAGGGGAATCAGGGGATTTATTGGAAAAAGGATGCACCAGGATTGGGATTTGATGACCAAAATGATCTTTCTTATGATGTCCCTCGCATTGATCGAGGAGGGGGCAGCACGGGCCGATCCTCAGGGTTGAGTTCTCCTGGAGCCCGGCAAGCCTCCGGACAGGATGGTGCTGGAGGTGTCGAGGTCAACATCTATGACGGCACCGGCCAGCGCATTGATGCCTACAACTCCAGCATCAGGGTGGAGATCAAGGAGCGCAGCAACCGCCTGGGGATGATCCCGGCCCTCAATGTAAGCGGGGTCTAGTGGCATTCCAGGTCGATATGGATTTGACTGGAAGCCCATTCAATGACACCAGCGGGGGTGGAGGTGCCGGGATTTGGCATCTTTCGGAACAGCCCAGCGGGTTCGATTCTTCTTCCTATTATCATCCGTATATTTTGAGGCTTCCAAAATTCTCCGAAGGTGGTTTTGATGATGGTTGGTTGGCTCCATCTTATGGGTCTCTGGTGATTGCAAACCGGCCAACTGATTCTGATCATCCGTTTTCTGGCACCAATTTGGGGGTGCTGGTGGATAATCCGATGAGTGCAATCCCGACAACCCTCTACTGGGATGGCAACAAAATTGGGGAGGTTGCTTGTGTCCTCAAGGATTTGACTGAGACTTCCCTGAGTTTTCAGGTGGAAGCTCCCGTGCAATCCCTGAATCTTTTAAGGCTTTACCTCGCAGAAAACTCCACAACGGCTGAGGTGGTTGAAATTGCTGATAATGGCAGTGGAAAATGCCGGATCACGTTTAGTGCAACACATCCATTTTCTGTGGGAGAGTTATTGTTTTTCATGGGCATGGATTTAGTTGGGTCTGAACTAAACAGTGACAGCACCAGCAATACCATATTTTTAATTGAGGATGTTCCAACTGCAAGCACGATTGATTTGGACAAATCCTTTTCAGACATCAGCTTTGCAAATCCATTGACCGCGAATGAGACAGTTAGTGGAGGTTATATCTACACAACAGACACTCTGGTTGACAATATTATTTCAGTTGATAGTCCAGTCACCATCAATCCTGGAGTGACCTTGACTGTGACAGGGACACTTTCGGTTACTGTCGTGGAACGGAGACTCCCAGAAAATCTCGAAATTCCTTCCGGATTCGCACTTTCTATAATTGGGACAGACACATCAGTGGCCGTTTCTGGGGCATCCACTTCGTCAGGGCAACTTTTCTATGATGCAGGATCAGCAACCGAATCTGATAATCAGCTTGGGTTTGCATTCGGAACTACCACATTAGAAAATCCTGTTTTTATTCTGAATACTGCTAAAACCAGGGTTGGAAACCCAAATCTACTGGTGACCCTTTCCGGAGGAAATGCTGCAGTCCAAGATGATGGAGTTGCTGAAGCAATAGACACCGGGGCGAGCACAGATTTTGCCAGTGCGCCGTCAAACACTTTTCCGATGCTCGTTTTGTCATCCGGAGCAATCAATGGAGAGGCAAGTGTTTCCGGGACTACAGGATTTGTTGATCGTACCAATGGGGATTCCACCGCATCTGATTTCTTTGTTTTTGTTGGACAGACTCTCGGGTATGATGTCGTTCAGACCTTGGCGCCAAATTCTGATACAAGTACTGCAGAACTGGCAATCTTTGAAACCCGGCAGCAGCGTCTTGTGGACTTTGTTGCTTTGGTTGCTCGTGGACTTAATTACCAGTTCTATATTGATGAGCCGAACAAAACCATCCATGTGATTGACCGGGCAAACTCTCCGGCTAGTTCCTTGACCCTTTATCCCGAAGACATCAGCGCAATCAATCTCGGATTACCTGGCCCTGTAGGTGGATTAGTGTCCACAAGAAGATACAATAGCGCACTTGGGGATGGCAGTTCTGCGAATGCTTACAAGTTGCAACGATTAGAACGGTTTGTCAGGCTAGCAATCGCAGATACCGGACGGGATCGAAGTATCCGCACCTTTGCTCCGTCAATGACAAAGGCAACCAAGATGATGATAGACATCCGCACAATCATGCTGCGTCCGCGGATAGAGGTCACAGTGTCAGGGATTAACACTGATGTTTCCCTGGGGGAGCGAGTGGATTTCTTCAGTGAAACCTTGGGCGTTTCCGGGTATTTGGTCGCCCGGAAACGATCATGGGATTTTGCGAATGAGCAGACCACATGGGGAGGCGATGCGGTGATTGATCCATACACGCAAGCGGGGACGGCATGAAACTGATTGCTGATAACACTATCAGTGCAGTAAGTCTCACAACTGGCACCGCATTGAGCGCATGGCCTGTGGGCAATATTGAGACATCACAACCCAGGAATCGCCTGATAGGTAGTGCGACCACGATAGTGGTTCGCGCTACCATTACAGGGGCATCCACGGCATTTCTGATAGCAAATTGGATGGCCGACTCCGGTACATATGCAGTTGATGGAGGTGGTGCAGTTGCATGGACATCGGCCCAACTGGAAAATCAATATGGATATAATCCATGGGGCCGAGGATCAACCCAATGGCAGAAAAGCCAGTTTGTCACCATCTCTGGCAGCAGCACACTCGATTTGTCTTTGACCACTTCCACAGATTTCAAGGGGAGCCCCTTGACTCCGACCACCAAGGCAATTGCCAACTGGCGGCAAGATGCAGGAGCAACTGGCAGGTTTGAAGACTCCAGCAATGCAATCATCAATGTCGCCCAGCATGGGCAAGTGCTGCTGGGAGGCTGGGCAACAATCGGAGGCAGTGAATATCAGATCATCAAGATTGTTGGCGATGGAACTGGCAGTGGCACGATCACGTTGTCTGCAACGAGAGCCAGCGCAGCCTGTACTGTTCTTAAACATCCAGTGGAGCTTGGCATCCTGAGAGTGGGCACAGCAACCGAGGTCAACAATGCCAGCAGCTTGAGCAGGGGAGTCCAGGATTTCTCCAGCAAATCCACTGGCCCAAATGGAAGCTATCAAACATTGATCCGGAATGTGGCCCAGACTTATGGAATCAGCAGCATCTGGTCCCAAGCACATGCTGACGACCTGGTGGGAATTGCAAATGCCCGGAGGGGGTTGCCCTTGCCGATCGAGGTGCTGTCCAGTATGCCAACTGAACGGAACTCCTTGGCGATTTATGGAAGCATCAGCAACCCGGACGAGGGCTATGTCGGAGCAACCGGGAGTTACCGGAATTTATCATTTCAACTGATTGAGGCATTATGAGTACAGTTAAAGTAGATACGATTAAGCCGGTAACGTCTGGGGCAGCTCTATCCCTTCAGGGAGATTCCGGAGGGAGTGCGGTTGATTGTCTAAACATTGATAGTTCCGGGGATATTGACTTCACTGGGAACACTGACGCCAAAATCAAATTGCCTTCTGAGGGAGGGATTTATGGATCGAACGGGAGCACCCTGGTTTTGACCGAATCCGGTGGAGCAGTGACGTTGGACAATGTGGCGTTGGGGAGTTCTGCCGTGTTGTTGCCATTCATAAAAAATCAGGGGGATGTTGCAGGCACTATTTCTGAATCGAATGCCACTCTTCAATTCGGGGGGACAACCTCGGACAATGGTATGGTCTATCTCGGCCGGCAATTGCTTGCAGCATCATCAACATTAACACTGGCGACACCAACAGCATTTAACGCAAGTTCCTGCATATTCTGCGGGAAAAATCGTTCGACAACCAATGCGGCAAACATAGACACTCAAGCAGATGTTCGCGCCACCGGTGACTCAATGAGTTTCACCGCGGCGAATACGTTGACATTTGTAAATTCTAGCGGATACACCGCATATTTCTACTATGCCCTGTTACGATTCAAATAGAGACAAAAATGGATGATTTAACTTTGGTCGCAAAATCAGATTTGCGCAGTTTGCGCTACAGTTTACTGGTTCAGACGGATTGGAGAGCACTGCCGGACTCGCCTCTGTCGGACTCGGAAAAGGCAGAGTGGATTGTGTACAGACAGGCATTGCGTGATCTTCCTGCCAATAATCCGGATGTCAGTTACCCAGTAGGCGGCGGAGAATTGCAGAATTTCACACTGCCGGAAAAACCGGAGTGAGCAGATGGATCATGAGCGGAATTATGAGCTTGTCTTGATTGTTGTGATTGCTGCGTTGATGGCTTTTTTTGTTGTCTTTCATGAGTATGCGCTAGCCGATAAAGAGGTCGAATTTGCTGTGTCCTATGTCCCTCCTCCAGTGCCACAACCCCCGGCTAGGGATGCGACCGAAAAGGTGCTGGACATCCTTCTCTCACAAGGAGTTGCAGGTGTTGGCCTCATTGTCCTTGGATGGTGGATTAAAACTTCAACTGCACAAGCGCGGACAGATCGGATTCGGATCGAAGAACGTGTGTTTGATCTCGTGGAACGGACTAACAAAAATCTGGCCGAACAACACTCCGAACTCGGAAATATTAGCCGAGAACTTGAACGGCTCCGGAGTTGAGGGAAAGTGGAGATTGAGACAATCGTAAAACTGATCGAGCAACTAGGGGTTCCAATCGTTGTCCTCGGATTTTGTGGTTGGTACATCAAGTTTCTGCAAATTGGAATAAACTACCCCGCCGCAAGCAGCGGGGTATTCTTTGACGCTTTTGAAAAAAGCTTGGCAAAACTATGGCCTGCGGCGCTGAAAAACGCAGCAAGCTGCGGGGAATGAAACCCAAAAAGAGATTCACGAAAGAACGCAGCGAATTACGAGATAGCTTTGCACAGGAGCGTGGAGAATGGTTAAAAAATGAACGGCAAGCAGATGAGCGACTGGTGGAACTCATGAAGGCAAGTAGTGAAGCTCTCATTAATATGAAAACTGCACTTGCAGAACAGACTGCTGCGATGCGGGAACTGCTTGGAAAATTGGATCGGAAACGGTGAACGTCTATCTAGTCATCGCAGGGTATAATGTCGTAGTTTTAATCATTGTCGTTGCCATGTTCACGTCTCTATATCATCTCAATTATAATATTGGAAATCAGCTAGAACAGATTGAAATGATGGCAAGACGCACGGAATCCGGCACACAAAATATTCAGATTCGACTCTCACTATTGGAGCGAGTGCTGCTCAATTACGATCACGGGGAACCGGAAACTGCAAAAAAGAAGTGATGCCCAGTACCCAGAATTTCAGTGAGGCCGAATTAAGGTGCAAATGCGGGTGCAGGGTGAACCTGAT